CAATGGCTGGTATCCTAGATTATACTCCTGCACTTAATGCTAACCTGAATGTTGATGATGCTGGCAATACATTTGCTGGAACAATCAATGGTAAGTTCAGAGTTTACATTGACCCATATGCTGCTAACTTAAACTCAGCTAACACTCAAACACAGTCTGGTAACCAGTACTATGTTGTAGGTTACAAGGGTACTAGCCCATATGATGCAGGTCTGTTCTACTGCCCATATGTTCCACTACAGATGGTTCGTGCAGTTGGAGAGAACACCTTCCAGCCCAAAATTGGCTTTAAGACCAGGTATGGTATTGTTGCCAACCCATTTGCTGAAGGTACAGATCAAGGTCTTGGAAGACTTAGACTTAATGCAAACCGCTACTACAGACGTGTTGCTGTTAAGAACCTCATGTAAGAAGAAGATGGATATATTCCATTCTTACTCCATAAAGGACCCTGTAAAGGGTCCTTTTTTTTATCTAAATATAACATAGGAGACCTGCTTTCTACTATGTTTTGCAAAGTAAAGAAGAGTGTTAAAGAATATCGTGAATGGCAACTTAAGATGTATAATCGTTTTGAAGATACTCTTGAAGTAAGACTTGCTGGAGTTAAAGCTGCTAAAGTGAAGTTAGAGGAACAAATGAAAAGAGATGCCACTCAGAATTTGCATGATGATATTCGCAATTTAGATGAGAACTAATGGCTAGTACCAGAATAAGACAAGAAAAGGACCCCAATAAAAAAGCTCTGGATAATCAAATTCAGAATAGGAACTACTTAGCGCCTACTGGATTTAAATTTATTATAAGCAGAGCACCTAAAATTTCTTATTTTGGTAATCAAGTTAATCTTCCATCTTTAACTTTAGATATTGCTAATCAACCATCTTATTTAAAAAATATTCCAAGACCTGGAACACAGATTGATTTTCAAGATTTAACTTTAAGATTTTTGGTAGATGAAAATTTAGAAAATTATTTGGAAATCCAAAATTGGATAAGAGGAATAGGATTTCCTGAAAGTTTAGATCAGATATATGATTATCAACAAAATGACGCAAGGACTGTTAATTCTAATTTTTTAACTAAGGAATCTGAAATAAATTTATATTCAGATGGAACATTGACTATCTTGAATAATGTCAATCTTCCACAATTTAAAGTTATCTTTGATGGAATGTTTCCATATTTTTTAAGTACTCTAGACTTTGACGCTACTCAAAGTGACTTAGAATACTTTACAGCAGAGGTATCTTTCAAGTATAATATATACAATATTGAATCTGTCTAATGGTTGATCTGGATAAAATCCAGAAGATGTGGGAAGAAGATGCAAAAATAGATCCTGATAATTTACATACAGAATCATTAAACATCCCCTCTCTTCATGCAAAATATTTTGAATTATATAATACTATATTCCTTCTAAGAAAGAAAGCAGAACAGCAAAGGAAGAACATCCGTCATGAACGGTATGAGTATTTTAGTGGGAAAGCAGACCCAAACGTTTATATTGAGAATCCATTTCCAAAGAAGATAAGGGATAAGGATACTATGCAGAAGTATCTGGATGCAGATGAAAAGTTATCCAATACATCTTTAAAGATTGATTATTATGATACAATGTTAGTGTACTTAGAAAGTATACTTAAGGCAATACAAAATAGGACTTATCAGATTAAGAATGCAATTGAGTTTATAAGATTTAATTCTGGATTAGGTTAATGGTTAAAATTGTTGATAATTTTTTAGATAGTTATAATTTTAATATTTTAAAAAAAACTTTTTTATATAATGAGGGTGGAATGGATTTTCCATTACATTTGAAGATTGGGGTTAGTAATAAAGATGCAAATGATGGAATTTATTTTACTCATTGCCTTAAGCATGACGATTTCTTTAATGGAAAAGATGTACCCCATTCTCCCTTTTTAGATTTATTACAACCTGTTATTTTTAAATTATCAGCACAAAAGATATACAGAATTCAATTTAATTTATACCCAAAAACATTTTTTAAAGTCCATCATGCTTTTCATAGAGACCATGAAGAATCTCATAAAGGATGTATTCTTTCTTTAAATACTAATAATGGACAGACTATTATTAAAAATAATCCTTTTAATATAGGAGTAAAGTCTATTGCTAATAGAGCATTATTTTTTGACCCATCTATTCCTCATAAAAGTACAACTTGTAGTAATAAGGATTTTAGAGCAAATATAATATTTAATTATGTGTAGATAAATATTAATAGATGAATGGATCTGGTGAGTGATCTAACCATACAAAAGATAAACGAGGTGTATCTAAAAATAGATACGCAACCTCATATTGAATATGAATTAAGGGATGCATTTACTTTTGAGGTTCCCAATAAAAAATTCATGCCTCAATATAGGAATAAATTTTGGGATGGTTATGTTCATCTGTTTAATCTAAAAACCAAAAGAATCTATGTAGGTCTTTTGGATAAAATTGTTGCTTTCTGCGAGAATCACGGATATACATATCAATTTGAAGATAATAAGTATTATGGTCTTCCTTTTGAAATTAATGGGATGATTTCTCAAGAAGGAGTAAAAGATTATATAAAAAGTATTACTAGTTTTAAACCAAGAGATTATCAAATAGATGCTGTTTATGATGCATTAAGATATAATAGAAAATTATTAATATCCCCCACAGCATCCGGCAAATCTTTAATGATCTATGCTCTCACTAGATATTTTGTGGGGAGAAAAAATAAAGTACTTTTAGTAGTTCCTACTACTTCTTTAGTAGAACAAATGTTTAAAGATTTTGAAGAGTATGGATGGGATGCTAAAAATCATTGTCATAGGATCTATGCTGGTAGAGAAAGGACTAATGTTAATGAAGTAACTATTACTACTTGGCAATCTGTTTATAATTTAGAAAGAAGTTTCTTTGAAGATTATGATGTAGTTATAGGAGATGAAGCTCATCTTTTTAAAAGTAAATCACTTGTTTCTATAATGGATAAATTACATCATGCAAAGTATAGATATGGATTTACAGGAACTTTAGATGGCACACAGACTCATAAATGGGTCCTAGAAGGACTATTTGGACCTTCCTATAAAGTTACTCAAACTAAAGATTTAATAGAACAGGGACACCTTTCTCAATTGGATATCCAATGTGTAGTACTTAAATATAAACCTCAAAAATTTGATACTTATGAAGATGAAATTCAATTTTTAATATCCCATGAAAAGAGAAATAAGTTCTTATGTAATCTAGCAGTAGATATAAAAGGAAATACTCTTCTTCTTTATAGTAGAGTAGAATCTCACGGAAAGATACTTTATGAAATGATAAATAAAAATGTTAGCCGTGAAAGAAAAGTCTTTTTCATTCATGGTGGGGTTGATGCTCAAGATAGGGAGTCAGTTAGAAAAATAACTGAAGAAGAAAAAAATGCTATAATAGTGGCTTCTTATGGCACTTTCAGTACAGGCATCAATATTAAAAATTTACATAATGTAATTTTTGCCTCTCCATCTAAATCTCGTATAAGGAATCTTCAAAGTATTGGTAGAGTCCTAAGAAAAGGCAAAAATAAAACTAAAGCAAAACTTTATGATATTGCTGATGATCTAACCAAAGGATCAAGAAAAAATTATACACTGAATCATTTTATTGAAAGAGTGAAGATCTATGTACAAGAGCAATTCAATTATGAAATTATATCAATTGACATAAAAGAATAGAAAGGAGGAATTTCATATGATAGAAGATGATTTCTATTGTACTCTTAAATTAAAATCAGGAGAAGAGATATTTGCTAAAATAGCAGCATCTGATGAAGGAAATAGAACTATGCTTTTAGTTTCTAATCCAGTTGTAATTGAAGAAATTAAAATGAGGAACCATCTTGCTGGATATAAATTTGAACCGTGGATTAAAACTTCAACAGAAGATATGTTTATAATTAATCTTGAAGATGTTTTAACTATGTCTGAATCAGAAGATGTTGAAATGATTGTATATTATCAAGATTTCATTCGTAAATCTAATAAAAGAAATCGTGCAAAACTAGATAAAAAAATGGGATATATTTCCAGTGTAAATGATGCTAAAGAAGTTCTAGAAAAACTTTATAATAGTAAATAAGTTATCCCTTTATCCTGAACAAAGCTATTCTACTGATATTTTAGATACTTGTCAACTACCTTGATTGTCTGCTATAATCATATGAAAGACAAGTATATATTATGCCTTTTACATCAGCCTATGGAACTATGAAGAGAACTCCTAAAAGATCTGAACATTACGTTAACAATAAAGAGTTCCTTCAAGCGTTGGAGAATTATTTTGCTGAAGTAGAAAGAGCTGCTTTAAATGATGATCCAAAACCGGTTATTCCACGTTATATTGGTGAATGTTTTCTGAAGATCGCTAATCATTTATCATATAAACCTAATTTTGTAAATTATATGTTTAAGGATGATATGATATGTGATGGTATTGAAAATTGTGTAAGATATGTAGGAAATTTTAATCCAGAAAAGTCTAAGAATCCTTTTGCTTATTTTACTCAAATAATTTATTATGCTTTTCTTAGAAGGATATCTCAAGAGAAAAAGCAATTAGAAATTAAAAATAAGATTTTAGAAAAAACTAATTTTGATGAAGTCTTTGATGCAAATGATCTTGACGCGGCCAATTATTCAGATTATAATCAAATTAAGGATAGTGTCCATTCTAAACTCAGAAATTAATGCGAGTAGCAATAATAACGGATACTCATTATGGTGCTAGAAAGGGATCTCAACTCTTTCACGATTATTTCGAGAAATTTTATAAGGATGTTTTCTTTCCTGTTCTCTATTCTGAGGAGATTGATACTGTCATTCATATGGGAGATGCTTTTGACAGTAGAAGAGGGGTAGAATTTAAATCTTTAAATTGGGCAAAGAGAGTGTTTTTTGATCCTTTGAAGGATATGGGGATTAAAATGCATTTAATGGTAGGAAATCATGATGCTTATTATAAGAATACTAATGAAATAAATTCTATTGAGTTATTGCTTAAAGAATATGATAATGTGATTACTTATTCTTCTGCAAAAGAAGTAAAAATAGGAGGGTTGAAAATACTTTTTATTCCGTGGATTTGTGAAGAAAATAAAAAAGAAACTCTTGATATAATTTCTAGCACTCAGTGTAAATGTGCTATGGGTCATTTAGAATTAAATGGATTTACTGCTACCAGAGGT